TCTGAAAAGGAGGCGGGGAAAGATACGTTTTCAGAGGCATAGCGGATAATCTTCTGGTTTTGCACTAGAAGATTCCGAATTTTTGTCATCTCATCCATATCTTTCCCCCATGGTATGAAGAATTTTATCTAAGCAACAAGTGATAGAGTCAACGTCCAGCGCAAGGATTCCCCCTTGCATTTCCTTTGTAAATCTCTTGTCTACTTCTTGCGCGATAAAGCCAGTCGAGCGATTACCGCTCCCCTTAAATGTAAAGCTTTTCGGAGAAATATTCCTAAGCAAAAGGCTACTTTCTTCCGTCTCAATCCCTCGAATGTTTTCCTTCAGCCTAATATCAGACCATGTAGAATTTGCTGTGCTGGATCGTACCTTCTGGCATTCGATATTTCCGGAAACCACCAGACCGCCCTCCGGGTTATCGTTGGTATTGTATCGGCCAGGGTACGTCTCTTTGTTATCTGCATTCAGCTCATCCTTAGAAGGTCGAGTTGGAGCTTTTGGGATAGCTTCTCCGTATGCCCTTTGTGTGGTGTAGATTCTCATGCTTCCGCAAGTAAGCCTTTTGGAGGATTCCATAGCGGAACAGGAGAATCCCCCTAAGAACTTTGCCCCGCTTACATTGATATCCTCAAAATTCCCTTTGAAGGTTGCATTGATATTTACATTTCCGTAGGCGTTTATCGTCCTTCCTTCTCCGTAGTCAGCAACAATAGACCGTGCCTCAATCTTGGAATTGCTTCCGCCCGCCCAAGACGTATGATTCCCGGTAGTTTTAATTCTCCACCCGGCAATTTCTCCACCTTTAGCATGGATTTCCCCCTTGGCTACCGCTTGCGTATCGGTTAGAACAAAGTTCTGTGTAGATATGTCCAGTCTCTCTCCCTCGATGGATATAGCCTCCTCCGAAAAAGTGATTGTGTTTGTTATGTCTCCCATTGATAGAGCAAGCCTTATCTGCTCCATTTGCTGTTCGTATGCTGTTTTTGACTTGTTTACAAGCTCGGTATATACAGTCCTTAGTCCGTTCCCCCTTACCTCCAGCATGGAAGCAAAATGCTTTGTTTCTTGATACCGCTGCAGTTCCTCCGTACTGAAATTGTCTTCCGGATCCAGTGAGGAAAATACATTCTGCACCGCCCTATTGATTCTTGTTATATGTCCTTCCACATCCCTAGTATTTTTTATACTATTCGGACTTTCTGCTTTATAAAGCATGAGAAATTTTCCTCCCTATTTTTTCTCAAAGCGTCTCAAAATTTCTCAATTCCTGAATCGCCTTGCAGATTACGCCGTTGAATCCCTCATAATCTAGGGCGTAATAACCATTTTCCATCTCGCCTACTAGACCGTAAGGGT